GCCTGTAAGCTGGAAGATGCCACGACCCTTGTATCTAGGTCCATCCCCCGGATAGATATTTCCTAAGTCTCTACGGCCTTCGTACTCGCTTCCAGAGGCATATTCCTTTAAGGTCATGAAGTCTGCACTTTCTTCTGCGGCCTGACCAAGAAAATGGCTTACACGTAGAAGGTCATTGATTCCATATTGAGGAAGATATTCATTAAGATATGGAACGAGTGCTTCGATGTTTGCCTTATTGGCATTGCTGACATAAGGTGTTATAATATCTTCAATGAGTTGTGGTGTCAACTTCAAACCTGATGTTGTGATCGGTGGAGCTACATGAACAACGTTTGCAACAGGTGCAGGAATCGGAGTTGTATCTACTCTTGTAATAGATTCGAGTGTTGTTGGTGTCGTATTTACGGCAGTATTAGGTGTAGGTATTCCAAGCATTTTTTGAAAGAATTCTTCAATGGTCATATGTTCAATCCTTTAATAATAATATTATTTGGTGGTGTCATAGGAATAGGCAAAACTGCGTTAACCCCCGTTACCACACTATTTATTTCTGTTTCGAATGTATATAATGCTGTCAATAGGGAATTTGCACTATTTGCAGCAGAAACCATATTTTGAGCATCTTGTTCGATAGAAGCCAGAGTCATAGAGGTAGTCTGTAATCCCATAACCAGATTAGCAAAATTGTTAGGTGATAGTCCCCATGATGCGGCCATATTGTTAAAAGCATTTGCTACTGGCTGAACAGTCGGAGGGTTGCCATTATTAATAGTTAAAAGAATTACTGCATTATTATAGGCGACCTGTTTTGATCCTGTCGGACTGATTATGTCAACAATATAATTACAAGTGTTAACAATAGCATCATTTAGAGCTTGCTTGGAATATGTGACATCTACAACAAAAGGTGTTATATTGGAATTTTGTTGAACTGATGTATATAAACCTTGATTAGTCGTAGATACGTATGTATTACTTGTAGAGTCGTATATATTATAAATTGTGTTGTCGTTATAAGATAATGTACAAGGAATTGATCCTAGTTCCAATGTATTAAGGACAACATCTATTGTTTGTGTATTTGCAGATGTATATTGAGCATTTGAAATTGCAGTAATAGTTATCATGTATTATCCTTATTCTTATTTTGTAAGTATTTATATCTAGCCTCCGATTGCTTCTTTTTTTACTTCTTCAGAAGTAGTCTTTCCTTTTCTAGGAGAAAAAAAGTATATAATTTAGGCTGATCGTACCCACAAACCTACGTTGCTTGAAGCTGTAGGAGAACCTAAGAAGGTCCATGTACCGCTTAGAGTACGTGAGATAGTGCTATTGGCGTTATATACTGTTAATGAAGCACCTGAGACTGTAGCACCGGGAGCAGTATTAGTTCCGTATGAAGCCAAGGTGAATGAATATAGATTATTAAATCCACCTGCAAGACCTAATGGAATACCAGCAATTGTCATTGCAGAACTGTTTACAACTGTATTGACAGTAGCATTACCAATTGATAATGTTGATGTAGAGATAACTACGTTAGAACCAATAGTTAATGTGTTAGATAAGAAGTTCTGGTTTTCACCAGTTGAATAAATTCCATAAGAATTAGTGATGTTTGCAGGAATCATCTGTATATATAATCCGTAGGCATTACTGATTACTGAATTACTTGAAGCAATACCTATAACATTATATGTAGCATATACTTTATTAATACTTCCTACAGTATTAGCATCAGAAGTATGAATGCTATTATAAACACCGTAAGCAATACCAATATTAGATGTATTAGAGAAATTTGTTATTACATTTCTTGTACCAAAAACATTATTTACAGCATTACCTACATATGTAGAATAATTGTTATAACCAAAATTTAATCCATAAAATGAATCCATCCATGCACTTTCGGGAGTTACACCGTCATCATTTAGACCATTATTAACTGGTGTTGATATACTAGCCAATACTGATCCAGTAATCTGACCGCCAGTAGAATTTTGATATAAAGAATGATTTCTGAATGTGATAATGTGAGCAATTGAATTTCTTGTTACTGTCGGTATTAAATTAGCATCAATAATATGAGTTTGATTGACTGATGTAAATGCAACGTCTCCTATTTGACGAGCAGAAACAACAACTGAGCCATTACCATTAATAATGAATGTGTTAGCTGTAGTATTTCCAACAATAAAGATGTTTAAACCACCATTACTGCTAAAATATGCTGCTGCTGCTGTGTTTGAAAATGCTGTTATTGCAAGACCACCATTAACAGAGACGTTTATTATAGGACCATTAGCTCTGCTAAGGGTTATACTATTGGCAGTTATATTACCTAGATTGGTAGCACCAGAACTATTAACAGTAACTCCACCGACTGAAAAACTTGATGAATTCATCACAGCGTTTACAGTAGAATTACCTACAAATATGTTAGTATTATTAATGCTAACATTACCACCAGTAATACCACCAAATAATGTTATTGTTGTAGGAGTCATAGATAAGTTGCCAGAAGGGCCTACAAGACCATCTGCTGTAGAGTTTCCATAACCATAAACTGTAGTATTACCAGCAAAGAAATGTGTACTGTTGACTGTTGTATTGACTGTGGTGTTACCAATAGTTAATATAGAAGTAGTTAGATTAACGTTTGAACCGACATTAACAGAAGTTGTAAAGATCGGAGAAGTTACGTTTGCGTAATAGGCCGGAAGCTGACCACCGAAATTTGTACTATTATTTGCAGTTAATGACTGACCTGTATATACTGTAGAGTTTACAGTAGCATTAACTGTAGAATTACCAATGAATAATAATGATGAATTAACTGTGACGTTTCCAGATGTAACCCCACCAAGGAAATATAAGTTAACAGGAGTTATTGTAATATTTCCAGAAGGGCCTACAAGACCATCTGCTGTAGAGTTTCCATAACCATAAACTGTAGTATTACCAGCAAAGAAATGTGTACTGTTGACTGTTGTATTGACTGTGGTGTTACCTATAGCCAATACAGAAGTAGTTAAGTTTACATTAGCACCAACATTAACAGAAGTTGTAAAGATCGGAGAAGTTACGTTAGCATAGAAAGCCTGTCCTTGACCGGCAAAGTTTGTGGCGTTGTTAGATGTAAGAGCCTGACCAGTAAATACTGTACTGTTTACAGTTGCATTAACTGTACTATTACCTAATAGGATTCCTGTTGCTGTAAATGAGACGTTAGACGCATTGACTCCACCAACAATATAAATTCCGTCGTTGCTAACTGTTGTATTTACAGTAGAATTACTTACAACAACGTTTGTAAGATTGATATCTACGTTAGAACCAACACTAAAATTAGATGAATTAACAGAAGAATTTCCAATTGTAAGATTAGTAGCACTAAGAGTAGAGTTGACAGTTGTGTTACCTACTGTCAATGTATTGTTAACAAATAGACTGTTACCTACTGTTACGAGTGCTGATCCAGTAGAATCGAGATTTAGATTGCCTCCAATGACATATGTCAAAGGACGAAGTGCTGACCAAGTACCGTATTGATTGGCTGAGGCTGTTACAAGAATCTGGAAATTTGTTCCATCGTTTCTTAAAATAAGTCCGTAGTTTCCTGAAATCAAACGAGCCTGACCACCAGCACCACCATTATCAATTCCTGAGAAAATAGCTGCTGATGTTGAATTGATCAAACCATTTGTATTGATTGCAGCCAGAGTTGACAAAGTAGAATTTGATGATATATTAACTGTGCTATTACCAATTGACCATCCTACTGTTGTCAAGCTTACGTTTGAACCTACGTTAACACTTCCAGAGAAGTTTGGATTGCTTACGTTAGCATAGAAAGCCTGTGCCTGACCAGCGAAGTTTGTAGCGTTGTTAGATGTAAGAGACTGTCCAGTAAAGACTGTGCTATTAACGACTGTAGCACCAATTGAAATAGATGTAGAGTTTAGCACAGCATTAACTGTGCTATTACCAATGCTTAATACAGATGTTGTAAGACTTACATTTGAACCGACGTTTACGCTTCCAGAGAAATTAGGATTTGAAACGTTAGCATAATAGGCAGCAGTCTGACCATTAAAATAAGTTGAATTATTTGCAGACCAAGATAATCCAGTAAAGATTGTGCTATTAACAGTAGAATTAACTGTGCTATTACCGATAACTAATGAAGCTGCTCCAAGTGAAACGTTTGAACCAACATTAACAGAAGTTGTAAAGACCGGAGCACTTACGTTAGCATAATAGGCAGCAGTCTGACCATTAAAATAACTTGAATTATTTGCAGTCCAAGCTTGTCCAGTGAATACGCTAGAGTTAACAACTGTAGCACCGATAAGAATTGCTGTAGAATTAATTACAGAATTGACTGTGCTATTACCTAATGAAAGAGAAACGGTTCCTAGAGTTACGTTAGCACCGACTTTAACAGATGTAGAAAAAGATGGTGAAGTTACGTTAGCATAATAGGCAGGAAGCTGTCCATTGAAATAACTTGAATTATTAGATGTACCTGTAAATGTTGTTGAATTGACTATTGCTGTTCCGATAGCAATAGCAGTAGAGTTAATAATGTTATTTACAGTAGAATTACCAATAGATAATGTTGCTGTTCCAAGTGAGACATTAGCACCGACATTTACAGAAGTTGAAAATATCGGAGCAGTTACGTTAGCATAGAATGATGCAGGCTGACCATTAAAGTTTGTTGAATTATTAGATGTAAGAGACTGTCCGGTAAAGATTGTGCTATTTACAGTTGCATTAACTGTGTTATTACCTATTGTTAGTGTAGAAGTATTCAGACTTACGTTAGCACCGACATTAACACTTCCAGAGAAATTTGGATTTGAAACGTTAGCATAGAAAGCCTGAGCTTGTCCTGCAAAGTTTGTTGAATTATTTGATGTTAATGCTTGTCCGGTAAAGATTGTACTATTTACAGTTGCATTTACAGTAGAGTTACCTACTGTTAGTCCTGCTGTTCCGAGAGAAACATTAGAACCGACGTTGACTGATGTACTGAATGCAGGAGCAGTTACGTTTGCATAATAGGTAGGAAGCTGACCACCGAAATTTGTGCTGTTGTTGGCTGTTAGAGCCTGTCCTGAGTACACGCTTGAGTTTACAGTAGCATTGACAGTGCTGTTTCCAAAGAAGGCTGTAGAACCGTTTACGGTGACGTTACCAAGAGCTATCCCACCTTGTAGGGAAATGCCTGTAGCAGAAAGCGTCAAATTTCCGATTGCACTTACCAAGCCATCTGTGGTAGAATTTCCATATCCGTATACAGTAGAGTTACCGGCAAAGAAACTTGTGCTATTTACAGTTGTATTAACTGTTGAGTTACCGATTACGACTGTAGATGCGTTAACAACAATATTAGCACCGACAGCCAAGACAGTTGTATTAACTGTGGTAATACCGATATACAGAGCATTTGCTGTTACGTTATTTGCAAAATAATTATTTACAGTGGCATTAGTAAATACTGTAGAATTGGCAAATGTAAGATTACCCGTTACGGTTGCACCATTTGCAATGACGATATTATTTGTGTAAAATATTACATTTGATATTGTAGAATTAGAATAGATTCCCAATACGTTTGAGAAGCTGCTCTGGAAAATTGAATTTGTTGTTATAGTAAGGTTTGCAGGAGTAGTAAGAGTACCACCACGTAATGTGTTTGCAGTAAGAGTCAAAGTGCCAATTATGCCGTTTACATAAGCATTACCAGTAGATAATGAACCAGTTGTAGAAGAATCGACAGTCAAAGTGTTTTGACTGAATAGAACTGCTAACTGATTGAATCTAGTCTGAATTGTACCAAAAGTTTGGCTATTGGCTGTATTTGAAACTGTGATTGACAAAAAATAATCCTCTTAAACCGATTTGTTATTATTATTTATAGTTCGGTTTAAGAGTTTTGTTAATTATTCAATAATTCATATTCTTTTAAAGTATTAACTTTTTCAATATCTACTCGTTTGATAAGAGTAGCTTTATGATGATGAAAGAGACATTGTGTCTCTCCAATATAATATTCGTTGGCAGAATAAACTGCTGCCTTTACACCATAGATTGCAAGATGTATTTTTGCCTTGTTACTAAACCAATGATGAAATAGCTTTATGGTCATTACACCACATACTAGACTTTTACAAATGGTAAGACCTTCTTCTTCCGGCAAAGGATGCGTTTCTTTACCATTGAGAAATGTATAATGTGATGTATCAAAAGATGTTACGCTAAAAGCACCCTTACCATGATTGTCTTCGGCACGAAAAACGTAAATCGGCTTCATAATAAAAAGTTCTCACGATTGATATGAGGACTTTAAATGATATGAATTATTTTGTCAATAGCTCTTTCAGAAGATTTTTAATTTCTGAAAGATCAGACTTGACCGAATCAAATTCGTCAAGCATTCTCTTGACTCGCATCCGTTCTTCACGCTGCTGCTTATGAACCTTCAATCCTTCTACATTCGTATTAAGAATTGCCTTGCTTTGTGAATCCCTTACGAGAGTCGGATTATCAAGAACAGGAATGTACTTAGCTTCTATCATGATGCGATTGTCGTAGCGATAGCACGCATATCGGTGATCTGAGGTACAATCTGTGATGTATTGCTTAGTAATACAATCTTGATAGCAAATGTATTAAATGTTTCAAATGTTGTACCATTAGATGTCTGATAGGCCACACAATAACTATTTGATGAATCTAGATAAGCTGTAGATGGTGTAGTATTAACAGTTGGGAAGGTAAACTGATATTCGTTATAATCACCTACATTTGTCAATGATGATCTTACAGTATTGTTTGTGAACATAGGAGTCCATGACTTATTAGTAAAGTTATCAGAGTCGTACTGATTCTGAATTTTACTGTAGACATAGATTTCTGTTCCGGGTGGATAGTATGCACCAATATAGACAAGTAAATCTTCTGCTTCAAGACCTGATGCTAATGTAACAGTAGTAGAAATATACTTATTAATAGCATTACCGGCATTATTAATTTCTGAAAGAAATATTGTATTGCCAGATTCGTTATTAACAATATTGTAAACTGTTACTGCACCAGTCTTGACAGTATCCAATACAGGACTAATCTGAGTACTAATTTCTAAGAATTGAACATTAACAGTTAATGACTTCTTACCACTAAGATAATGAGCTTCATTTGAAATACTCATTACGACTCTTTCGGTATCCAAGAAGTTAATGCTTCTTCCGTAGGTCAAAGGAATTAGATTTGTATCCTGAACATATCCTGTGGTAGAATTAGATGTTCCGACCATTGAATAGTTCAAAAGACCTGTTGCAGGAACAGATTCAGAGAACTTACCCATAAGAGTATCATAAGGAATATCGGCAAGCATTGAACTATTTGTATAGGCCCCTGAATTTGCTCCAATAACAAAATAATTTGTATTGGCCATCAGATAATTTGTTGTATTAACACTAGGATTATTTACCACAAGATAATTAGAATTTGAATACTGTAGTTTACCGTACATATTGTATATATCATGCATAATCATTGCATTTGAATCTGTAAATGGAACATTAGCATTCAAAGTAAATGAAGTACTATTGATAACAGTATTAACTATACTTGAGAATGAATTCTGATTAGTTGCTGAAATAACTGATATACGTGTAGCACTGTTAAGACCAGTTGTATTAGCATTCTTTACTAATGTTGAACTTGCATTTACAATTCCTGCATTGTTAGCTATATCATAATTACCAAATAATATTGTTTCACCAAGCTGGAAGTTACCTACTCGATTGTTAACTGTCATATAATCGTAGTTAGCATTAATAAAGCTTGCTGTTCCCTGATTCTGTGTAAAGTTAGCAATGTAAAGATTAAACTTAATATTTTCATTCTGGTAAGGAGTCCATGTTGTTCCTTGTGATGACAAGAACATGACACCAGTTGTATTAAATGAGAATATGCTTGACTTACTAATAATATCCTTACCACCGATAGTAGCAGTCCATACATCATAGTTTGGATTTGATCCATCTGGAATCAATACGAATGCATAACTTGTATCTTTATACAAAAGAATAGGTGCAGGGAATACGATATTAGTAGCCTTAGAACTATCGGTAGATGTATTGATTTGACTAGGTGTAAGATGTATTTGTGAGAAAGGAACAACCTGATCTATAATACTTCCATTTTCTACTGGTTGCAACTGCAATGTAATACCAAGATTAGGGTCTTTAGCAGCAAAGAATACATCCAATGATGTAGCATATACACCTTCGACAGCATTAGGTATAATAGAATCACTTACATAGAATGACTGAGCAATAGGATCAGAACCAGAAGCTCCACCGGAACCCTGACCTGTTCTAGAATTACCTTGATTTTGAATGTTAGAAGGATTACCACCTAGAGAACTACTATCAATGGCATTTGTAATCTGATTAATTGTATAATAACTATTATTTGTATAATAATTTTGGTCAGTATAATAATTCGTAGTTTTATTACTAATGTTATACTGATTATTATAGATATTATTAATAATACTTTGTGTATTAATAGTTAATGTATTAGTTGTAGTAATAGTATTAGATACAGTAGTATAAGACAATTGTGCTTGTGTAGTATTAAGGTCCAAAGCATTCTGAGTATATGCTAGATTTGTTCCAAAATATTGTGTTGACGCAATAGATGTAATGATGTTATTCTGAGTTGTAAGATTTGGAATATCCATTAACTGAAAATTAATAGTTCCTGAATTGAATGTTGATGCCGGAATTAAGAATAATCCATAAAGATTTCCATTGCTATCAGACATTAATGATGTATTGCTAACAACACTAAAGTTTGATAAATTGGCAGAACTGATCTGCACACAATTATTTGTAACATTTGTGTCGTTAAAGTATGTCCAGAACTGTGTAGAAGGCTTAAGACCGTTAGCATTGAATAAGATCAAGAGAGAACGACAATAAGGCTGTAGGACTACGCTTGTAAGATATGTGCCGAATGACTGTGATGTATTACTTGTGGTTACAGAAATCTTAGTACCGACTTCAGTAGAAGTCTGAGTTGTACTTGTAATATTTGTTGTAAGACCATTAGCATAATTAATCTGCTGATTATTATTGCTTGCAGCTACTTCATTCCAGTTACCCCACTGTGTACCCCAAGCATTGGCAAGTGATACCCAATTACTATATTCATTTAGATTGACGACAACAGCAGGATTTGTTGTAACATCGGGGAAGTAATCACCTTCAGGAGAAAGAGTTACTGTACCTTGCCATACATATAGTGTTTCTTGTGAACAGTTTCTTTCTTGAGAAGCGAATGGCTGAGAAATAAATGCATTGGCTGCTTGTGTATAATTTAGAGTAATAAGTCTTCCATTATTTGAAAGAACAACGTTATCATTAGCAACACTGTTGAATACCAAATCAGTTAGTGACTGATTATATGTAGGACGAGCAACAGAGTTTTCAGAATCGATAGCGATATTGAAGGAAGGATCATTTGTGTTGGCAATAGAGAAATCTTGCATAGGATCAGCAAGAATTCCTGTCTGGAATCTATTAGAACCAGCCTGATTTGTCAACAATAGATTTTGGGCTGACTGTTCTAATACAGAAAGTGATGTATAGTATTCTACTTGTTGTAGACGAGAGTCAAGATTACCAATATCTGCCATTGTATATCTCTTATTTGAATTATAATTAACAGATACAGTAGGCGTAAATGGATTAATACTATTGACAATAATATCACTTGTTAATGAAGGATATGGAGGAATATAAACTGTTCCTAATGTCATGCCAGCAGATACAGCACCCGGAGGAATTGGATTTTCTGATGGATTTCCTGATTTGATAATGATATTACCATTATTAGAAATACCTACAGTATCATATCGACCCATATAGTATTGTAATGAGGTTTCGATAAGACTATTTGGATCAGGTGCATAATAATTTGATGATGTATATGTGAATGTTGAATTAGGATTAATAATTGCAACGTTGGCAATAGCAAGAGCAGTATTACCAATATAAGGAATTGTATTCTGAGCATAGAATCTGAAGTCGATGGCGCTTCGAAGATTAATTAGCTGTTGAAGTGCAATACAATTATATGTAGGAATCTGGTATGTATAGATACTATTTGCAGTCTGACCAGTATCATCGACAAGATAAGAGTCTACACTGAAGTAACCCTGACTTGTTGAATAATTTGGAATAAAACACTGTAATTCTACAAGAATTTTATTTGAAGTGCTAAGTGTAATACCATTTGACTGAAGGTAAGCAAGATTGTAAGATGCGTCTCTTTGACCACCATCTAATCTGAATTTACTTGTGGCTGATGTATTTGTATTTGAATATGTTGTTCCGACCCAAACATTAGAGATACTTACAACGTCTGGAAGACCCAAACACCAAGGACCAACTGTATTACCAGCATTATTTGAACAGTCAATCTTTGCATAAATGGTAGTCTGATAGTTCTTTGTAGCAGGAGCAGCAGCGGTTCTTAATACATTATAGAACACTGTAGCGTTGAATGAAGATGTTTCGCTGACAGGCAATGATATAACCATTGATGTAGCGTTAGTGACGTTTACAGAGGCATTGGCGGCACTTAATGGAATAGGATCACCAGCTAGATAGGTGACATAAGCATTGACTGTAGACCATGTTGTAGAGAAGGGAATGGTAGTAGTCAATGATGTAGAATTTGTGATTGTTGAAATTTGTTTTGTTTCTGAACTTGTGGTATTGGCAAGTGTAATGAATGAGCCGACACCAAGATAAGAAATGTTATTAAGATTTGAACTGAAACCAGTAACTACGTTTCCTGTTGAGGTTGCAGAGAATGAACCTGAAATATTACCAGTTGCAACATTAGTTTCACATACAACGATGATATCTGAAGTCATCTGTAATGAATTTAAATTACCTGTACCATATGGCAATACATTGTTACCACCTGTATATGATGATACAGTAATAGTAGCATTACCAGTGTTGGCGAATGATACACTTGTTTTTGCTCTATATTCGAACTGTGTGTCAATAGTGTTAGATGCAGTCTTTAGTGTCTTGATTGCATTTTGATTAAATGAATATACTCTAGGAGCAAAAGCAGGATTTTGAAGAATCGTAGTATTATTTTGTTGGATGATATCGGCAATACCAATAACACCACCATTATTTGCATAAATTGATCTTACGTTTGCGAATGAACCAGAGTTAATAGAAATATTTGAAAGATATGCATAGAACTGACCATTAGGAGTTGATTCTGTTCCTGAAATGTACTGAAATCCTACAAGAGTGGCCGTACCGATCTGACTACCAGCAGGAGGAAGGTTATTAGGTGTAATACCCTTGGCAAGACCATTAGATACGGCATAAGAAGGTGAGCTTCTCAACTGGACAGTCTGAATGATTGTAGGGTCGAATATACCAGCAACTTCTTGAACTTGCAAGTAATTTCCCATTTGAGCAGTAAGAATCTGCTGTGAAGACTGATTATAATCGACACCTTTTTTCATTACAGAAAGAAGTTGACCTACAAGATTTATTTTGTTACCATTGATATATGCACTACCTGAGTCAATTTCAAGTCTCATGTTACCAGTGTCTAATGTGTTATTAGCAAAGTAAATCTGCTTTAGACGGATATTAAATGGATTAATAATGAATGAACCATTTGTATCTGATGATAATGATGCAATCTGTTTTCCGATTACATTATATTGTGTATCCTGATTAATATAAGATGGTGATCCATTAATAAAGTCTACAATAGAAAAGAAATTGTTTCCTAATGTTCCGGCATCTGTAGATGTAATAGTAATAAGAGTAGGAACGATCTGTAGACGATCTGCACCCGGAGCATTCTTATTTGTGCCTTGTGAGTTGTCGAATAATGTTTCGTCCTGATATGCAGTAATGATAGATTCAACAGAAGAAAATCCTACTGAAATATTATTAGGAGCATTTGAATAAGGTGAAACAATTAATGTCTGTCCGATTACATTAAGGACTCTACCCTTTTGGAAGATTAGACCATCATCGACAGAAAGACTATATCCATATCCTGTAGTATTAGAAGAACCAGATGAAATTGTATTGGCTACTGTAATCTGAGATACGACTGTATTAGAAGCATTAACGATGTTCAATACTTCATCATTTTGGAATGTTTTAATGACAGTATTTGTAGTTGTATTGACAGCAGAATTCAAATAACCAACATAAAGAGTATTAAGATTAGGTGAAGTTGCAACATAACCCGGCTGAGCATAATATACAACAGCAGAAAGACCAGAATTTGATACTACATTATATCCTACAAGATTATTGATGTTTAATGCAGCACCATTTGCGTATGTGTCAAGAATCTTTACATAATTAAGATTTCTGTTTGTTGTAATATTACAACCTTGAATAATTGTACCTGATATATAGAGATTGTTGCCAATACCTGAAATCTGGTTATATAGCATGTCCTGAAGAACGTTAAGTTCACGAGTCTGAACAGCAGTAGAAGGCTTGAATAAATCATAATAGTATTGCTTTGATGAATCGTAATCATTAAAGTAAGGTGACTGATTTAAGTTTGTATCAAGCTGGTTACTCATTTATTCCCTTAAAATTGTAATGTAGTCAGAAATACTTCTTTTGTATTTGAGCCTAGTGTAAATGGTTGTATATTATTTATATACAAAACTTCACCACTATTGAAAACTAAATCAGGATATGTTATAGTATTTGCAATACCTGTATATCCGATAGCTCCTGATGTCCATCCGTAGATATTATGATTGTATACGAAAGTTCCATAAGTCGCATTTAATACGATAACACTAAGAACAGATGTAATAACTCCATTTCCTGTTAGGCAAGATATTGTGTCGCCACTATTGAAAGAACCATTAGCAGCAGTTATCTTTATATATGAATTGTTTGCAAATGTAATAATTCCATTTGCAAATGTTGTATTATCGGTCAATACTGTTCCTAGAGAGAATGTACCTGAAACGTTGGCTATAATAAAATCTAATTCGTTTGCAACATTATAGACTGTGCCAGTAGAATTGGATGCATATTGAGCAACAGTTTCATTGACTTGGAATGGAAGATTATTATTTGAAGATAATGTAATTCTTACACTCTGGTCGAACTTCTGTCCAAAGTTTGTTGTTAACTGTGATCCGTTGGCTACATAAAAATTTAATACATTAGCATGTGCATTATTAGTAGGATCGTATATTGTTGAATTAGCTAAGAAATTACCGCTAACATTACCTAACACGACCATTGAAGAATTGATTACGTTTGTGAGAATGCCAGTCGTATTAGACAAAGACTGATACAGAGGTTGATTATTAGAAGTAATACTAAAATTGACACTATTTGTAACAACAACATTTGCCAGAGCATTTGATGTCAAACCGACAATCATATTGTTAACACCAGTCTGAGCGGCATTAGAAGTAAATGTTCCGTTGATGTTATCAATTTGAATAAATGTACTATTAACACTCTTTATCAAGGCAGCAGCATTTGTGCTATATTGATAAATGATTTCACCATTACTAAATGATCCGCTAACACCCTGAATAGTCATATTCAGTCTATTAGGTGCAGAATGAGATACATAAAGAGAAGAAAATAGAGGATTTTTGATAATCCCGACCTTACGATATGTACCGTAAGAAGGATAGTAATAATTTTCATTTGCTGCCGTATCAAAGGTCATAGAGATACCACCAAATTTTGCACCTAGCTCTGTAACGGCGTCTGCTCCATGACCCTGTACGGGGCTTACAACAGGGTATAATGAGGCATTATAACCATAGAGTGCATTAGATGAAAGATATGCTGTGGCGTATGTATAGCTATTTCCCGTATTGATCATAACAATGTCTGAAACTTCCAGAACTGATCCGGGTGCAGTATTGACTACAGAATAGGCTGCTGCTCCATTTCCATCACCATTAATAACTACTGTAGGTGAAATAATATATTCTGTGTTCTTTGAAGGTGTATATGAATAAGAAACACATGTTCCTGATCCTGATGTAACACCATTAGCATATTGTGCATATACCTTAATACCAGTAATGAATGTTCCCAAAGCATTTGCTAAGGTAATATTAGGATATGTTTTGATTCCGGTAATCTGAGCCTTTAAAGCTGAAGACTGTCCAATGATGAAGTCTCCGATCAATAGAGTACCATTAATATTTGAAATAATCAATGAGGTAGAATTAGCAAAAGAAATAATACCATTAGATGACTGATCAACATTATTGATGTCTACTTCTTTTACGACTTCACCCGGAATAAATGTAATTCCGTTAGAACTTAGATTACCATATTGAATCATAATAGAATTAGTATTCAACTGAGTAATTACGCCATTTGAACTTGTTACAAGAAAACTTGTAGGTTCGACAGCATTATTAACCTGAGCGAATGAGTTACCTACAAGAGTATAATTAAAAGGAACTGATACGTGAGCCTGTGTACTATTTGTAATAGATGAAATTCTTCTTACATTAAGATTGGCATTATTACCGACTTGAATATAGGTGTTGACACTAAGAGTAAGAAGATTTGCTGTTACACCAGTAAGTGTATTAGAACCAGAAGTAATGCTTACTGTTCCTGTTAGATTGTAAAGAGAATCTGTTGAGTTAAAGATAGGATAATTATTTGGATTAAATGTTCCTGATACATTATACAACTGCATTGAGGTTGTATTGGCATGTGAAACATAACCAGAAGCCTGAGAGTCGGACTGAATCAAAAGATCGTTAGTATTGAATGAACCAGCACCGTAAAGATAATTGTAATATACAATGTTTTGAACTACGGTTTCACCGATCAAAAAGGTTCCTGTTATATCTGCACTATTAAGTTGTATATTAACAAATGTATTGAATGCAGGAGAAACAGTTACAGTCTGGTTGGCTCCGCTATAGGATACAATAGGTCTGATCTGATCGGCACCTAGACCAGACTTAAGATAAAGTGATGATCCTGTATAAAAGTTGTCTACATTGACAGCATTAGCGTCTAGAATGAATGTCTGTTGACTGATTACAGAATTAAGATATCCATGTTCATAGGCTTGCCAGTTTGCTCCACCATTATTAATTCGAATAACATCGAGTGAACCGGGAATAGCATTATTGGCTACATATGTATTAGGAACTACAGGAATGAATTGATTTGTAGTAAAGGCTGTATTGGCGTTAACCGGAACTGTATACATATATTTCCATGTATAACCGTCTGAAGTCTGGAATGTACCAACAGTAGGAGTAATGAAAGGTTGTACAGTAGAAGGACCATTACTATTATTGTCAATACATTTATACACTGAATAGGTGCTGGTTACAACATAAGAATTAGAACCATAGTAATTTGGATTATTATAATCGTAGGCAGTATATACTGTGTTTGGAGTCCAAGGTATATTAGGAATAAGAAATGCGATGTTGTTATTGGTAATTTGCTTGCCAAATACCATTTCATGATATATATTTTGTTCTGTCTGAACAATAGATGCTGCGGCGGCAGGAGGATTAGTATCATCAGGCCAAGGTAATGTATGACCTACAAAGAAATAATATGCATTATTGGCAGCATTGATATC